TCCCATCTAGGTGGTTTATCGCCACCTACATCAAAGTCGTGATATGATCCTGGTTTGTATGTATCATAATTAGGTCTAGGTGCGTGGCCACCTTTGCCCTCTTTAATATCTTCTCTAGTGAAAGCAGGTTTCTTACTCTTATCTAGACTGCCCACATTTGTAGGATAACCAGGTTCTAGTTTTTGTACTTTACCACCCTTCTCTAAAAACTTCTTCATCATCTCATCACGTTCTACTTTTGATGTCTTAGGTTTTTGATCTGAATCAAAATCATATATGCCCATTATCTTATCACTCCCTCTCTAGCAAACTTCTTCATCATTTTCTTTCTTGCCTCTTCAGCCCTTTCTAGTTTGAACTTACTTACTAGGTCTGTAAAAACATAACCATTCATGTGTTCGTTTTCATGTTGAAATACCCTTGCGTTCATTCCGTGCATTACTTCTTCTACCTCTTTGCCATTCTCATCTGTATATTTTACTGAACACCACTTAGGTCTATTTATGGATAAAAATAAGAAAGGAAAAGATAGACAGCCCTCTTTCATATTAGAGGTCTCTTGACTAACATCATTTATAAGGGGATTGAAAACTGCCCTAACTCTACCGTCATCTATCTTTGGATGACCACCCATTATAAACATACGAAATGGTAGACCTACTTGATTTGCTGATAGGCCTATGCCACCATATTTTACCATAGTGTCATACATTACTTTTGATAATTCTTTTCTGTCTTTGAAGCCTGCTTGTTGTAGAGTATCATCGTGAAATGGTGCTATCTGCATTAATAGTCTAGGGTCGGTAGGTGGTATCATCTTTAGATACTTCTTTTGATCCTGTAAAAGTTTAGGATCAATCTTTTCTGTGACCGTTTCTTTTTGTCCTTTGATTACAGGTACCTTACCCTCTATTATATTCTCATAATTCTTAGCGATTTCTTCTATCTTCTCTGGTGTTAGTTTTTCAGCCATTGTTATCCTCTAAATATTTTGCTCCGTTTCTTAATGTTTCAGGATTGTCTCTCGATCTTGCTAACATATTATTACAGTATGTACAGATCCATCCTCTGACCTTTCCTGTCTTGTGGTCGTGATCAACATTAAATAATGATCTGTTCACACTACTATGTTGATATGATCCTGTCTCCTCTAGTATTTGTTCCTCATTTTTATTACAGATAGGACAATCATAATTATCAGGTAAAGGATTGTTCGTCTTGTATTCTCTAATTATATTACCACTTTTTCTACGACATACTTTGCAAGAGTTGGCGTATCTAGGGTCCTTACCTGTTGACGACCTATACCATATCTCAAAGTATTCTATCGATAACTCTTTTTCTTCTTTACATTCTACACATACTTTAGTTTTCACTATGCCATCCTCGTAAAGTTTTTATACTTCTCAAATTTTAATATACTAGGAAACTTATCTAATAAAGTATCACCCTTATGAGATATGACAAATACATTTTCTTTTGCTAGTTTATTACTTAGTATTCTCATAAATTCATCTGTGCCTGAAGCGTCAAGTGAACTATCAAATATCTCATCTAGTATTAATAGATTTGTATTTGTAGAGTTTTTAAGTTTAGCAATCTCTCTCCATGTAAACAGTATCGCTAAATCTATTCTTAGTTTCTCGCCCTCACTAAACGAGTGATAATTAAACTCGTCTCTATGTCTGGACTTAATCGTCTCATTAAACTCATCATCGAGAGTAAAATTAACGAAAAAGTCCATGTCCGCTAGATTCTTATTGATCAACTGATTCATTATTGGTAGGTATTGTTTGATGATCTTAGTTTTGATACCAGTATCTTGCATAAGGTATCTAGCAGTATCCAGATAACTCTTTTGTTCTTTTTGTTTTACTTTTGCAGCTTCGGCTGCTGTTAGTTGTTCTTGTAATTCTTCTAGTTTGCCTGTCGCAACTCCAGTCGTAAAGCCCTCGTCTTCTAATTCATCGACCTCTTTTTGTTTATTGGTCATATACTTTTTAATCTCTGATATAGATGTCTCGTATCTATTTACCAATAACTCTTTTTCTCTTACAGCGACCATGGTCTTATTAATTATATCTAATCTATCTTCGGTAGACTTGATGTCTTTCTCTATCTGACCTAGTGCAACCTCTAACTCTTGTACCTTTTCTGCTTTCTTACTTATCATCGTAGATTTATATGCCTCATCGATGGCCTGTTGACAGGTAGGACAATCGTTATGAGATGTAAAGAAACCTAAATCTTTCTTATGTTTGCTACAGGTATTTTCTAATTTAGCTTCTAGGGTGTGAAGTTGTTTGTACTTATTGTTCACCTTACTCTCATCTAAAATCTGTTTCTGTAATTCTGCTTTCTCTGTATTTACCTTATCTATGTCTAATTGATAATTATCTATATCGGTCTGTGCCTGTCTAATCTCTATCTGTTTTTTCTCTATCGTCTGTTGTTTATTGCCACTCATATCTTCTATGTGTTTCTTTTGTGATTCTATCTTACTATCAATCAACTGGCAATTAAAATCTGATTGTTTTATGACCTCGTCTTGATTCTTTTGTTTCTCCCTAAACAATAGGTTCATCTTAGAAAATATCTCTATGTCTAATATCTCTTCCACGACCTGTCTTCTATGTCTCGCTCTCAATTGCATAAAAGGAACAAACGAAGCATTACCTAGTATGACTACCTGTGTAAATGACCTAAAGTTTAATTTTAATATCGTTGACTCTAGGTGTTTCTGATAATCTCTCTGAGCGGCGTCTTGATTTAACATCACATCATTACACCATATCTCAAATGTATTAGGTTTGATACCTCTTATAATCTTGTAGTAATTTTGACCGATAATAAATTCTACTTCTACAACACATTCTTTTTCATTTATAGAATTAATTAATTGATCTTTCTTTATGTTTCTAAATGGTCTTTGAAATAAACCAAAACATAATGCGTCTAACATTGTTGATTTACCTGCACCGTTCTCACCGACCACCAATGTAGATTGTGACCTATCTAATTGTATCTCTATGAACTGTTGACCTGTCGATAGAAAGTTTTTATATCTTACCTTTTTAAATATTATCATTCTGTTGTTATATCACTGTCCTGTGCTTCCACAAAGGTTTCTTTTATCATGTTCTTTAATTTATCTTTATCTAGGTCAACTGGTAATTGATCCACATAATTATTTACAAGCGACATTGTATCTTCGGTCCCCTCAACGACATCATCACTTACTAGATTAGCATTTAGATCCGAATAGTCCTCTAGTATCTTTAACTCATGTACGGTAATCTTATGGTATAATCTTTCTAGTAACCTATCAAACATCTCGTTGTTCTTTTTATTTACCACAACTAATTTTACAAACTTATTATGATATGGACCTATATCAAAATTATCATAATCTGTCTTATCGTCATTGTAAACTAGTTTAGCAAATATGGTGTGTGGATTATGTATTGCCTCTAACTCTCTCGTCTCTGTATCAAATATATGAAAGTATTTTTTAACATCATAGTCTGACCATGTCATCTCATATTGACTGCCTAGATAGAATATCTGACCATCATCATTCTTTGTATGAAAGTGACCTGTGATTGTCTTCTCAAATCTCTGTACGATACTCTTATCGTAGCCATGTGTTTGTGTTATGTTCTCATGCATATAGAAACCATTTAGGTCTAGGTGTGCCATACAGATATCAGCCTCTGCTGTGTTTAGCATGTTAAAGGATTCCTCTTGATTTTCAGGATTTATCCAAGGCAACATCAATATCTTTAGGCCATCAAAGTCAACCACCTTGGGGTCTTCATATATCCAGGGCTCGTTGACGCCATCAGGCGCTGTACATAACTGTTGTAAGGAATTTACTTTGTTTGTGTTCTTAAAATAGATATCGTGATTACCTATTAACATATGGGTGTCTATCTTCATCTCCCATAGTTTATTTAAAAACTTCTTTCTAAAGTTATCTGCAACTCTAAAATTAATATATTTTCTTCTATCGACCACATCACCTAGATGTATGAGTGTCTTGATGTTATGCTTTTCTAAATACGGAAAGAATATATCCTCATAGAACTTATGAAGATACTCATCAAAGATCATACTATCATTACGGACACCGAAGTGTGTGTCGTTTAATAACGCTATTTTCATACCTACCTAATTATATAACTACTTCTTTTTCTCGCTCTCTTTTACATTCTTTTGTAGAAAGTCTAACATCTGGCTTTTATACACAGCGTCATCACCTTCTAGAGAGTCCATCATCATCTCAACACCAGAGTTTGCAATAACTTTTGCTTTGACATCTTGTTGTTTTTTCTCTTTCTGTATCCTTCTAATGAAAGCATAGTATATTATCTGAGTGAAATATGCGAATGGATTATTTGATTTTGCAGGATTAAAGTTGTTCATATATTGTAAACAGTTTTCAATCCCATCTGAGATCATATCATCTCGATATGTATAGTTAATAAAATTCGGTCTGTAAGATAAATGATTAGCAATTTTTAGGAAACACTCACCTATATAATTAGTTGCCTTAGGTGGTTTTCTTTTCTTCTCGACTGACTTCTCATACTTGGTACGCCAATCGGTCATTGCTAGTAGAAACTTTTTGTTATCTACATAGTGTTCTTTATGTTTTGCTTTTATTTTTTCTGACATAATATTATTATAACATTTTTGCTATAAAATGTAAAGCTTTTCAATTATTTTTTTGAAATGCTTGACGGCTACTGGATCTTGTGTTATACTGACTATGTAGTCGCTTGAGAGACCACCTAGCTAGCCCTAGTGTATCGTCTTTTTTCCAAACAAATCTATCAAGTCTTCTTCTCGCCAATCTAAACTCTCGCCCTTGATCTGTTTGTCCATTTTATCCATCTGTTCCGCTATCTTATAGATGTTCTCCATCTCACTAGCAGAAAGTGCTGGTTTAGCTTTTTGTTTATCTTTCTCTAATTTATTTAAAATAACTTCGTAGTAATTTGAAATGTGTTTGTCCGCTTGGGTGATTACCATTATCTTATCTCTCGGTATTACAAATGTCTTGTCATCTGTAAAATGTAGCCAAGGTGCTAAACTGGAATCATCTTTCATGCCGAACTCTGTATGTCTCTGTACGGTATGTAATTCCAGTGCGTTTGTTATTCGCAAGAAATCTTTGTCAACAGTTATAGAACCCATTATGGTGCTACCATCTATGAGTCTAACCATTCGATAATCGGTATTATTATCCATATAACTATTTATCAATCCTTTAAGTTAATGTTGTGAATTTCGTAATCAAATTCTTCTTCGGTATAAATGTTTATCCTCTCTTGAAAATGTTTTAGTGTAAAGTTTTCTTTTGACTTGTATTGCATATCATCCGCTATGTCGTATAGTGTCGCATTAACTTTATTATCACCTAATCTCAAGCCTCTACCTATTGATTGTAAGTTTCTTATCCTAGATTTAGAAGGACTAGCAAAAATTATATTGTGTAGATTTCTAATATTGATACCAGTAGAAAAGGTGCCATAACTTGCTACGATTATAGCATTGTTTTCTTTCTCAACTATGGCTCTCGCCTTCTCTCTTTCTTCAGTCTCAACACCGCCATAGATATAAAAAACCTTTCGGTCTTTTTCCGCTTTACTCTCTATGAGTTTATATAAATCTTTACCATGTTTCTCTACTAACTGAAATAGGACCAGTGTGTTACCTTTTAATTTAAGTGCTAGATTTTTTATAAAGTTATTTCTAGACTTACTTGACACGAGGTAATCTATCTCGTCTTGATACTTACCATTTGCAATCATCTTACAATTCTCATCGGTATGTTTTAGTATCAGACATCTAACAACTAGATTACTTAGTTGTTTCTTATCCATAAGTTTCTTAGTAGATGTGACCTTATTCACAGCGCCGAACAATCCCTCTAACACTAACTTATGTGTATGAGCGCCATCTAATGTACCTGTAAGACCGATACGATATTTACAATCAAGCAGTTTTGTCATTATCTCTGTCAGTGATTTAGATTTAAATAGGTGTGCCTCATCACCGAACACAGCACCGAACTGCTCAAAGTATTTCTTTGGTAGCTTATATAGTGATTGCCATGTAGATATCAAGACCCTTTTATCTGTCTGATTAGAATATCCACTGTATAACCTATGACAATATTTCTTTACGTTCCAGCCATAAGATTGAAAATCGGTATACATCTGTTCCACCAATGATGTTGTCGGCACTATCAATAGACACTTCTTATCTTTCAATAGATGTGTGTAATATCTTATCAGTGCATATATTATAAATGATTTACCAGAGGCAGTGGGACTTAACAATAAAGACCTATTGAATCTAAGATTACTATAAACAGCGTCTATCTGATAATCTCTAGCCTCAAACTTTTGACCTAGACTATTACAGAAATGCTTTACGGTATCTTTGTCGACCTTATTATCTATCTCTACATCTTTGCCACAGACTATCGTATATCCTCTTTCTTCGGCAAATGCTTTTATATAAGGATATAGACCGAAATAAATCTCTTTAGTCTTTTGTGAGAATAATCTAATCTTACCATCCCACATACGATTACGAAATGCTGGCATGAACTTATAGCCTGGCACATAGAAAGTAAAGAACTCAGATATCTCTCTCTGTACATCCGATTCACATTCTACCGTGATGTAGACCTCGTTCTTCTTTTCTATGATTAATAGATTAGTATTTTGCGGATTGAAATTCGTGTTGTTCACCTACTTGCCCTTTAATTTGTATATTAAAAGAAATACTTATACGATCTCTTTTAGACTTGTTTATCGGGACCCAATGAACTAACCACGAAGGAAATATTATTAGTCTGTTTTGTTTTGAAATATAGGATAGTAAGTTTGAATTTTCGTTAGTCTT